GACTGTTACCTACCTTACCATCAGTTATGGCATTTTTGTATACTTCTCCCAGCTGTCTGCCTTTTTCATGAACTTCTGCACCAATTGATTGATACGTAGCATTAAAACTCTCAATTAACTGATTTCCCACATCACTGTCGGATCCAAATAGAGCCTGAACATTTAAATTAGCTGAATACTGGGTTTGCTCGACAATATCCAATGCTCCTTTTACCAATCCATCTATGGTAGAAGATAACTGGTCTTTCTCGCCCTTATCCAGTTCAAATCCCATTCCAACTTTCCATGTAAGTTTGTCTAATTCATCATTGACACCATTGAAATTGCTTGTCAGATCCCTAATCTTATTCAGTTCTCCAAACGCTGCAGATAAATTGTTTAAATTACCATTATCCACAATCCTCTTAGCAGTAGCATCAAGTTCTTCAACAGAAAGTTTTATAGAACCAAACTTTTCAGTAAAATTCTGTTTTACCAGCTTATCATTATGCGCCTTTACTGCCATTGCAATCCCGGTAATCGCCCCTGCCGCCAGACCAAAAGCTGCCAAGGGCCATGCACTCATAAGCGAGGATAATTTTCCTAATACGTCTATACCAGTTTTGGCCATATTGGCCGCTTTAAAAGCCGTAAAAGCAGTCGTAATTCCAACAATTCCTCCTTGGATAGCCTCTGGGTGATCTAAAAACCATCCACCCATCGCTTTCACTGGTCCAAAAGCTTTCAACAGTCCATCAGCAAATTCTGTCATGAGTCTTCTTGCAGTGGGAATATTGCCCTCCAACGTATCTCCAAAGCTCTGAAGCCATTTGGTTGTTCCCTGAACAATTATTCTAAGATCTTCAGAAATACCGCTGTAAACATCAAGCTTGATTCCTTCATACGCCCCTTTAAAAAGCGATACATCTCCTGCCAGATTATCAATCCGAACATCGGAAAGTTTCTGAGCAGCTCCTTCACTATTCTCCATAGCATCTTTCAGCCTAATAAATTCCTCATCGGAACCTTCCATCATAGCCAAAAAACTAGCCATACCGTCTTTACCCGCCAACCCTGATGCATACTCCTCTTTTTGAGCATCTGATAGGCCCGAAAATCCTGATTTTAAATCTGAAAGCATTGTACCAAGAGGTTTCATCTCTCCTGAACTGTCTTTTAATGATATGGATAACTTATCCATATAGTTCTGAACCAACTTGGTCGGTTCAGATAGATGAGTCAACAGGCTTTTCAAAGATTCGCCCGCTGCCTCACCCTGAATTCCTGCATCAGACATCAATCCTACTGCCATTGCCGTATCTTCAACGCTGTAACCGAATGCAGATGCTGACGGTGCTGCTCCTTGAAGTGCCTTTCCCATCATATCCAGACTGGTGTTTGTGTTTATAGAAGCTTGAGCAAGAACATCAATCATCCTTGCAGAATCACTAGCCTGCAGTCCAAACGCCCCCATAGTGTCTGTAACAGTCCCAGAAACACTTCCTAAATCTTCTCCAAAGGCTGTCGCAAGATTCATAACCCCTGGCAGCCCTTTTAACATATCCTCTGATTTCCATCCCAGTGTGTTATCGCAAAGGCTTTTTATCCTCTGCTTCTTACAGTTTCCTGTAAGCTCAGCATACATTTTCACCCTCGTTTTACGTTAGGTTTGATAGTGGCAACTATCTCAGGCTGCCCTTTAAGACAACCGTGCCGGAGACTCGTGGGAGTTTTTTTGCTCTCAAAACGCTCAACTCCTATGCGTTACAAAAACTGCCTGATACGCAGCTCTCTCGGTATTAACATGACTGCAGTCTGTATCTCTTGCAATTTTAGTCTTCACCGATTTTCCCCAGTATGCACTGAATCTTTCAATTCAGCCGACCCATTATTAAGCCAAAGCCAAACGTTCTAATTCCTTACCAGCTTCCTGGGCAGAAAAACCTGTTGTTTCTCCCATTTTTCTGGCTGCCGAATCAAGACGCTCCATTTCAGAGGAAGAAGCTTTTGTTATTGTTTTAACGGAGCTCATTTGAGCCTCAAATCCTAAACCAGCGGTGACAGAATCTTTTAGAAAATCAGTGGTTTTTCCAATAGCAATTGAACTTCCCGCTGCCACTGTACTGAAGAACTGATCGGAGGCCTTTCCAAGGGTTTTAATCGCCTTCTCTCTTTTTTGTCCGGCAGTTTCTTCTGCCTCCTTTACAGCTATCTCAATCTTCCGCTCCAGCTGGTCAATATTTTTACCAGCATTTAGCACAGCAGCATCTAAGGATTTGTTTAATGTATTTTGAATTTTCACATTCATTTCATACTTTTTTTCTGCTATGTTTCTCACCTCACACTTCTTTCCCTGTTCTCCTCCCTGGCAGTTTCTGCCACATCCTTAATAAGTCTGGCAGCCTGGCTCAATGGAAGGGAAAAATAAAACTCCGGGCCGGCCTTCGTATACCGGCCCGCAAATATAAATGCTTTATTAACCTTACGGATATCTTCTGCGCAGCTTATCCCTCGAGGAAGAAAAAACGATACACCCGATTCTTCACTTTAACAGAATCTCCAGCCTTTAAAATATAAAAGAGTTCAATAGGAAATCCAGTCACCTTGGAAGCAATAATCTGTGCAAAAAGAAGAGTTGCTTCCTGCATGATAATACCGCTTCCTCCCATATTGGCGTAAAGATCGTAAACTGAGTTTAAATCCCTGCCTGTAAGCGATTCCATCCCAGTCAAATCAAGGCTGTCCACACGGATTCCCTGATATTCCACTGGCTCCTTTAATTTTATTTTCAGCCATTCCTGATTTGAAACTGCCTCGTTATCCTTTAAAACCTTTTTCTCTTTTTCCATTGACTTTTCTCCTTAGCACATCTCTCTTACTTCGCTTAATACATCGTTACCATTTACAACATAGATTCCGTTTAACTTGTCAATCTCCAGCACCGTTTTCCCATCCAGTACGATCTTGTAATAGCTTAAGCCAAGTGTTACACTGGAACTCATCTTTGCGCCCGATTTCATAGAGCCAGGTGCAAACTTCTTGACCACTCCACGAACGGAAATAGATACCGGTTTATACCCTACACTGCCGTCTCCTCCATCCATGCCCTGAAGTGCACCATTTAAGGTGATGTCTGCTGTCTGAGTGGGATCCATTAAAGAGAACACGTCCTTGCACAAAGACAGAAATGGTATTTCCATCTCCATATCGTCTACCAATCCAATCACAGGAACCGCCATTGTTCCGCCTACTCCTGCGCCTTCCAGGCTGTCCGTTAAATTTGTAATTTCCGGAAGCTTTACCTCTTCAGCAGTTCCAATTAATTCCTTACCACCTTTATATACCGTATATCTGTTGATTAAATGTAGTTTTAACATATTATTCTTCCTCCGCTTTCATTGCATTTTCAAAAGCTGTTACATCAAATTCTTCTACTGCCAGTATGTACTCTGCCGGCGTATAGGGAGCAAAATGAATTCTAATCTTCATATGTCCTGCCAGCACATCTTCCAGCGTATTTTCATCATTGCGGTATTCTGCGTACAGACCGGCGCACATACCGGCAGCCATTAAACTGTTGCCCCATATATTAAAGCTGTTGATAATGTCATCCACCATTCTCCGGTTCATTCCTTCATCAAGTCTTGCTCTGTAGACAGTGATAAAATAATTTGCAATGAAATCAAACATTCTGCGACAGCCAATCCAACGGTCTTTGGGATCATCGTTACCAGGATAACATCCGGTATTATTGCCAAATGATCTCCAACCGTTATCATGAAACGCGGTTACAATTCCATATCCATTTAATTCTCCTGCCTGAACCTGATCAAGATAAACCTCTTTTCCATTGGAAAGCACCGCCCCATCAATATTTAGAAGCTTATTTGATGGATAAATATAAGGAACATCGCCATTAGTAACCGTATAATAACTTATCATTGCTCCATAGACGGAAGAATAATGATAGGTTTTACCTGCTTTCGTCACCTTTGGCCATAATACGACAGAGTGCTTTTCGTCATATCCCATTTCCTTCTTAGCCATAAGGCAGTCCATATACTTACTGGCTTTTTCTGTATCTAAGTCTAACAGGCACATTGCTCTGAAAATACCGCTGATTCCTTCACATTTTGATTGAAGAGCTGCACCCACATTTGCCTTTTGTGACCAGCCAGGAGCCAGAAGAACGCCTGGCACCAGTCCGTATCTTGGGTAAATCTGACGCAAAGTTTCCAAACCAGTCTCTTCTCCAGTCTCAACATTGTATGATCCGATCACATCTTCTTCTGTCACCATTTCTGGAGCAATAACATGAAATGAAATCTTTAATTCATTGGCGTCATAAGCAATCCCGGAACGCAGCAAAGTAACGATTAAATATCCAGCTTCATCAAAATCCATGACAAAATCTGCATTATCCGTTAGCTGCTTTACTGTTTCTTCCTGCTTAACGGCGATCCTGACAGTATCCTTTAATACACCGTCGTTTTTTAAAGTGACCTGATGATTATTTACCGGATACGAGGTCTCGTCCACATTTTTAAAATGCTTCTTTGCATCTAGTACATTGATAAAAATCACTGGTGATACCTGAAACAGCTTAAAGCTTGCGTACATACTTTCACAAAGCGTATATTTTTCCCAATCATTACTATATCCCAGCAACTTTGCTGCAGCTTCAAAACTATCCACTTTGATAGGAACGTTTACCATAGCATAGGGGTCTGCTGCTAAATTCACCGGTGAGGTACCACACACAACCTGAACTCCATAACGGGTTGACAATGGGGTTGGGAATGATGTTTTATTTTCAATTACTTCAATACCATGTTTATATGACATATTATTTTTTCCTCCTGATATTTTCTGCTTTCCGGTACAGCGTATTTAAATTACTTTCTGAATTCCGGATATTCTTTTTTGCTTCCGCCAACAACTCTGGCGTTACCATTAACTCATTTATAAACGGATATGCGTATAATAGCTCCGTTAGCCTTGGGGGAAATCCACCACGAAAAGATGTCCCGTTCCTTACAATCTGATCCAATGATGGACCAACATAGATCAACGTATCATTTTCGTTCATAAAATTCCTCCTGTCTCCAATTCTGGTAGATTCCAAAACATTTCAATTTCTCCGGTAAAATAAGAAGGAGTGACTTTCTTTGGAAAACTTATGTTTATTGTTCGTTCACACCAGAACGATTGTAAAAAGGGATCAGTTAAAAATCTATGGGTTATTCTCTCAATCGCAGTTGTCAAAAGATAAAATCCCTTTTTATCATTTCTGCAGATATTGATTTCCAATACTACATTTCCAAGATTTTTATCATCGGCATCTTTTTTTCTATATTCCACCCCATCCAATCTGACCAGAAAATACGGAAGGATTACTTCCTTATCCTGTAATAGTAAGTCCTGTCCCGGTAATCCGTTAAAATCTGCCGCTTGTGGATATCCGAATAATTCTGTATCTCTCCCTTTTGAGTCAAGAAAAGTCATATTCTTTAACAGAACTTTTGTTTCATTCATTAAAAGCTTTTGCAATTCATTGAATGTCACAACTTAATTCAGCCCCCTTTCCATCGTATGTAGTCTTTTTGTCTACATGGTCATTAAAAAAAATATCACTTATTTCTTCCAACGATACAATCCCAAGCAACTCACACAGCACTTTAATCTCACCCGCCTTAAACTGACTCTTATTCCACAGTTTCCTCCGAAACCCGTAGCTGGACAAGTGCAGTCTGTCCGCAATCCACCCCTTTTTCAGCCCGGATTTTTTTATTAACTCATTTAACCGAACCGTATTGGTCATCCTCTACTCCTTTCTTGTAGTCTTTTTGTCTACAACATCATCATACTCCATCGTTTCCTTTTTGTCAACACGTTTCTTAATTTTTGTTGAAAGTAATTCTACTCCGTGTTATAATGCTGTCATGGAGGTGGTCCTATGGATATCGGTCAGATCATAAAACAAAGACGTGAGGAACTGGGAATGTCTCAGGAAGAGCTTGCGAATAAGGCGGGTTATAAATCCCGTTCTTCCATCAATAAGATAGAGGTAGACGGCAGAGGCCTTCCCCAGTCTAAAATTACTGCAATCGCAAAAGCACTGAGAACAACTCCGGCTTCCCTCATGGGCTGGGAGGATACAGATATTTTTGCGCTGGATCAAGAAAACAGCTGTTTCGGAGAGTCTGCCAGAGAAATGCTCAGTAATTTTCAAAAGCTTAATGAAAGCGGACAAAAAGAGGCGCTAAAACGGGTCAGTGAGATGGTGCACATCCCCCAATATACAAAAGCGGACCCGGTTGTCCGGCCTTTGCGTCCGGATACCAGATCTTATTTACAGCCGGTTGCGGCACATGAGCGGACGGATATTGAAGTGACTGAGGAAATGAGACAGCATGATGATGCCTTTTTCGATGAATAAGGAATAAAATTCGTTGAGGTGATTTATTTGAATTATGACATATTATTAGAGGAAGCAGACTCTGACGGAATCATGATTAAAGAAAAACCATTAATTGGTAATGACGGACGGATTAGGGGCGATCAGATCCTCATCCGGCAAAATATGTCCGGCTGCCAGAAAGCCTGTGTACTGGCTGAAGAGCTTGGGCATTACTACACCACTGCCGGAGATATACTGGATCAGTCTGATGATTCAAACAGGAAACAGGAACGCACCGCACGTTTATGGGCTTATAACAAAATGATCACATTGGAGAAGCTGGTTGCCGCGAAAGAGGCCGGCTGCAGAAACAGCTTTGAAATTGCAGAGCACTTAGAAGTTACGGAAGAATTTCTTTTAGAAGCACTGGACTGCTATCGGACAAAATATGAGAAGGGGCTGCAAAAGGATAATTATTTAATTCTTTTTGAACCGTTTAATATTTACAAAATGGCAGAATAATTTTTTTCTTATCTTAATGTCACCTGATGCGTCATATATTATCCAGAGGTGATGAACTATGCAGTCCTGCGAACTGGTAACACTTGTGTCATCCATTGCCTGCTGTCTTGCACAAGGGCGTACACCTGATGAAATTGCCCTGCTTAGCAGTATTTTTGACCAGCTGGGCGATACACTGGATACTATTGCAGCCCACCAGGCGCTCTGTTGCGGCAATGATAAAAATGACAATATTGATGATATATTTTTTGGCTTTCAAGGAGAAAGAAGACGGGAGCGATAAGGAACTACTCACCAGTTCCTTATCCTCCCGTTTTCTGACACAGACAACCTGTTGTTTTAATATTTTGCAGTCAGCAAAAGCTCCACTGCCATACGATCCGTAAGTCTTCCCGTTTTAACCGCTTCTTCCGCCTCAACACAGGAATTCACATAAGAAAGAATCTGTTCCTTGGAAAAGGTTCTTGCCTGAGGCATCAGGTGACAT